GGAGTGCTTCTTGTTCTTTTCGAGCCACTGGATTTCAAACTCCAGCTTGCTCTTTAGCTTCTCTGCGTTGGTGGTCATCTCGATGCCTTGCAGCTCCCATTTCATCATCTTGTCATCAACGGCATAGTAAACCTGCTTGAGTTCTGCGAGAGTGAATGTCTTGTGCCACTCGTGTACGTTGTCGAGGTATGCCGACATCGCTTTATAGTCGGCTCTGACTGCCTTGATTGCCTGTGCGACGTTCCGGGCTTCCTCGCGCATCTTCGTGAGGTTGTTCTGTGCGATGAGCTTCTCAAGCGCGGAGAAATCCACGTCGTGGGGATATTCGGAGCGCAGCTTGAGTATGTTGTTGGCGATGAGCTTTGTTGTCGCGTCTCGTTTCTGCTTGGCTTCCCATGCTTTCTTGATGTCCTCGATTTGCTGCGGAGTCCTTGCCTTATGCCGAACAGATGCTCTTTGGAGCGTGGCAATCCGGGAGTTGATTTCCTCGAAATGCTCCGGGTCGTTCATGGCTCGCATCTCCTTGATTGCTTCCTTGCACTCCTGTGGCAGATAACCGTCCACAATGTCTTCCCGGAGGTTGTCAAGTCTCCATTTGTTCCACCTCTGCTGAATAGCTGCTGCCTGTTCCGGGGTTCGTGCATCATGCCGTTCCTGTGCGATTTCGAGCGGTGTCTTCTGCGGTTCTGTGGTAATGCCGAGAATGGTGTCCACCCTCTTGCGGTTGTCGGCTATGAAATATGGCAAATTTCCGCCCATTTCTATTCGGTCGGCGTGTTCTTCCACCCAGCCTTTGAAAGCGGCAGGAACGTCGCGCACGGTGTTCACAGAGCCTTTCTCCGGCTGTTCTCCGGCGAGTATGCGTTGTGTATCCTCCGCCATTTCCTCCTCGGTCTTCAGAACCGTTACGACATGGCAGCGGCAATGCGGATGCCACCCTGTAAACTTGAAGTCTTTTGGGTAGCGTCCGGCGAGAGTGTCGCAGATGTCGGTCAGCGGCACTCCGTTCATCGTGTGGTTGTTGCTCAGTTTGATTTCGATGCCCACCACGAATTCCATCTGTTGCCACCGCAGGTGGTCGCTCGTGCGATATGCTATGTTGGTCTCCGTACAGGCAAGTCTCCGGGCGTTCTTGTAGCTGCTGCGGTAAACTCCGCGTCCGGGGTGGAAATCTCGTGCTGCTTGAGAGAGCCGGAGGTTTCCGTGCTTGTCTCGCACTCGTCTGAACAGCTTGTCGGGGTGTTGCAGATATTGCCGGAGGCTTCGGGACATTTGCGCTGCGCTCTCCCCGGTGCGTATTCCCAAGTCAAGACCCAGCTCTATCTCTCGCTTGAAAGATTCGGTATATCTCCATACCCTGTCGGATAGGTTCAACCCTTGCGCCTTGCGTTGCAGAAATGCGTCGAGAGCCGCTCCGTTGGTCGAGAAGTAACGTCGGTATTGTTCCTTGCTCAATTCGCCGACACGGTCGCCGAAAATGCGCGAGACGAGGGCATTGTTCTTGTTGTTGCTCAATGTCCATGCAGACCGCACTCCGCTCACGATGGTTGTCTCCATTGACTCTTGCAGCGCGGTCATCAGTCGCTCTATCTGCTTTTTTGTCGCCGGGTAATCATCGAAGCTAAAAATGCGGTCTTCCGGGAGTGTTGTCTTGATTGACACACCAATCTTGGCGGCTTCCTCGGCTGCTTTCTTGAAGATACGGTCTATTCGCGTACCGATTGCCGCCATGTTGCGAAGGTGCGTCTTGTCATAATCAGTTGGCTTCGGCATTGTCGGTCTTGTCTATGGGTCGTTCCTTGAATTGGTCACACTCCGGGTCGGACAGGAACTTGCAGAATTTTCCGTGTTGGCTCTTGGCATCATACGGACAGCGGCACAGGATTAGGTGTCCGTCGAGGGCTTTGTTGTGCCAATCGTAGGAGTGTGCGCAATCCCGGCAGCGTCTCTTGGGTGCTTCCGGCTGCTTCTTTTTGGGTGGGCGGACTGGTGTTCGTGCCATGATGCGATTGGTTTATTCGGTCAAATCGAAGGAGTCCACGGTCTCCTCTTCCTTTATCTCCTTGATTGTTTTGTCGACATTGTCCGAGTGTCCGTATTCCTCGATGCTCTCTCGCTGCGACATGATGGGTTTATTGCCGTTTGCGGTCATCAGCCTTTCCACTCGTTCTTTCTCGTCCGTGATGCGGTAGGGGGTTATGATATTCTCAACCGGGAGAGCGTCGATGTCGGCATGGTATGCGCTGCCCATCACAAGTTTGGCATAAGCCTTGACCACGTTGACCTCTCGATCGAAGAATTCGATAAGGTCTCCGCTCTCGTCTCCCACCTTGAGTTCTGCGTCGATGAACATCTGCTTGCGGCTCTCCCCGGAGAGTGCCTGTTGGCTCATCTTCTCATAGCTCCAATCCGGGAGTTGTAGCTGCGTGAAGTACAGGCTTCGCAGAGTCTCGATGTGGAACTTGAGGCTCTCGGTAGCTTGCTGCCATGTGACGTATTCCGCTTTTGCTCCCGATGGGAACTGCGAGACCGCCTTGAATTCCTTGTTGGGGCTTTTCTCGTCGCCGTACTGAATGACTGCGTCGGCGCAGACCACGAATTTGGGTTTGCTGTTCTCCCGGAGGTAGTTGCCGTTTCGGGAGAGAGACCATTCCATCTCGTACACGTTCCGGGACGTGTCTTCCCATATCGGCATCGGTCGCCATGCGTAAACGCCGGGGATTTTAAGGAGCGTTGTCTTCTCGTCTTCGACCACAGCCCAGTCTCCGCCCTCGTTGCTCCATTTGATGTGGCGGCTGTCCTCTCCGTCTGTGTAGGTGTCGAAATACTGCACGTTCTTGCGCCCGACCTTTCGTGTGTAGCCTATGCTCATGGCGGTCATGTCGCCGTACTCGTCGAAGAACGGGTATAACTCGTCTCCGAGCATTGGGGAGAATGTCCGGCAGCGCAGTTTGATAGGGCTGTTGACGCCATAGAGATTGTTCTGCTGCTTCACGGCATACCAAAGCGTGAATATTTCGCACCCGGCGAACAACTGCTTGCATCGTTTGGTATTAACGCTGTTGATGCGGTTGCGGTCGTATATCTTTTCAATTACTTCCGCTGCGAGCTTCTGTTTGTCGCCCTCCGGCTTATACACTCGCTTCACGGGTATGCCTGTGCAGAGTTCGCTCATGCGTGTTGCGGCGAGTTTCTGAAACGAGAGGGTTATTCGCGTTACTCTCTCTACTCCGTCATCGCGCACAATGTCGGGGTATATCTGCTTGTCCATGACGGGGTGCTTCTTTGGGTCGTACTCGCTTTCAAGACCCTTTCTGCCTGCCCACACCGGGACACTGACGGTCTTCTGCTTGAGCGCGGTTATTCGCTCTCTTTCGGTCGTATTTGCGCCGAGAATTTCTTGGATGCTTGGCATTTGTCGTTGATATTGGTGTTGTTAAAAAATTCTTTGGAGACGTTCTATGTCGATAGCTCCGCGCATATCCATCGGGTAGAAGGTGTTGGCGAGAGCGTCGAAGCGGTCGGTCGAACGGTTGAGACGTTTCTTTATATCTTCTTTTGGTTCTATCTGTATCTTGCCGTCGGAGCGGAAGAACCACCGTATCTCCGTCGCTTCTTCCTCAAAGAGTGGGTCGGGCGGCAGCATCGCCCCTGTGTTGTTCTTGGGGTTGAGCCAATCCCGGACGCACCAGAACAGATAGGCTCGCATATTCACGAAGCGATATTGCCCGGTTATGTCTCTCATTTTATAGGGGTTGTTTCCTCCCCATTCGCTGTATTTGCAGCTGATTATGTATTCCGGGCTGTTCTCCACCTCACGGCATCGGGAATAAACCCCTGCGCCCTCTCCGATGGTGTCTATGCTTACGAAGCCGTAGGGGTTGCGTCTCCTCCATGTCGCCACCTTTCCTGCAACCTCCATGTGGTCTGCCGTGCCGCCGGAGTTGTGGCTGTCGAAGCCGGAACACCATGCGCCCATGCGCTCGACATAGCAAGTCGCGTCTCGACCCATGCCAGCCACGTCCACACCAAGCATCCGAA